ATGCTTTGATTGGATCACTTTCCAAGAACTGTTTTGTGGTTTGATCTATAGAAAATGTTCTAACAACATCAGCATCGGTTGCCGACACGCCGCTGGGTTGTCCTGCCAGTAGTGTTCCGCCATCGCGACTTATTTTTACTGCGGTACCGTAAAGACTATCACGTACATATTCTTCAGAAGACAGAACAGCTATAGCGTTACTGCTCCATACATCAAACTTTTTATAAACAGACCAACGACCTTCACCTTGATCATTGTCTGCCCAAACAATATCGTTGGCTCTCCATTTGTCTAATGGTTCTTTGCTGATGATTCCTGAGCTGTTGTCAACCCTCATGGATTCTAATTGGAACAACAGTCCCGAGCCCGACACCGCTGATAATTTTTGCAGTGTGGCGGCATTTCTTGCTGCCACTACGTAGAAGGTGTTTGATGTATCCAAGTCAAACACTCTGTAAAACCCATCAAAATCTGTGTCAAAATTTCTAATGGCAACAACATCACCTATGTCAAAATTGTGAGAGCCATATGTGGTTACCAGTGCTAGACCGTTGAGAGCATAACTCATTTCAATAACAAAGTTATCGGTCTCGTTTACTCGATACACATTCCAGTCGCCTGCAAAATCTTTTGCTACCCAAATTTTGTAGCCAGCACCAATATTGTACAAAATATTGTTTAGTATTGTGTACTCGCGTATGTCAAACAGTGTTGCATCAACATCAGCCAGGTTCACATAACCTGCAGTGATTGGAATACTGATATCTTTGGGAACCGTTTGATCTGTTAACAAATTGGGGTTGTAATAATTTGGACGATGCCACAAATTTTCTGGGGTTATGCCAACAATTTGATCCGGTACTGTACCGCCGGTGTTCAACAATACCAATGTTTCTGGATCACTGGTAAACACCTGCTCATCAAGCACTATTTCTACAAAATCATTGCTGTCGGTGGCGCCGTATTCACCCACACGTACTGCCCACTCTTCAAAAGTTTCAATACTACTTTGAACATTGTTTAAAGAAACTTGATTGAATGCATCAACTGCATTACGAGTTCCTTTTTGTTTGATATAGCCTTGATAGAATTTGGCCTGTGTTTCAATATCTAGACCTAGATCTGTCAGATAGCTACGCTCACGGAATCCAATTAGTCCGTTGCTAAACTTGTTAAGTTGCAAATTCTGAGGTTGATTGTTGATGTCGTAAAGGTTATCAAACTCTTGTGCGCTATAACTTAGATTGTTTAAAAGACCAGTCTTGATTTGATTTTCTGCGATCTGCTTCCACTGGCTAGACAAGAACTCTGTGGTTCCAATAAGATTGGTCAATGCAACATAATAATTATTTTTATGTGTCACCAGACTACCTTTTCTGTAATCAGTGTTGGCAGTCCACTCATCAATAACACCGTTGTTGTAGACAAAGCCAGGAATGTCCAATTGACCGTTCCAAGCACCCGTACGATTACCTACCAGTTTTAATCTAAACTGACGATTGCCCAATTCGGGTTTGTAAATGATGTCGTTGAACAATGTTGCATTATCAAAGATTAGTGCGTGTTCGTATTGCACAACATTCAACTGTGCAAAGCCAATGGTCTGACCACCGTGTGCATTCAGTTTGAATTGATTGCCGTAGCGAACCACTGTGAATTGAGAATTTTTAATGATATTGTTGTCTTGATCCAGCAGTTTGCTACCGTAGATGTTGTTTTCAATATAGTCAACTGTGCCTGTGGCGCTTTCGATCACGATCTGATCAATGATTGGACTCAGTACCAGCAGGCTACCAGATCTCCAACCTTGTTGGCTCCAAGTCAAAAATTCGCGGGCACTCAATGTCCAGTCTTGTGTGGTGTTTAGTAGATCGCTGTAGGCATCAAATCTCATGCCTTGACCAATTAGATAACGACCATAGCTGATCAAAAAGTCAACCACTTGCTGGCGTGTGTTGAATTCGTATCCATAGGGAATACGAATTTTGTAATTTTGAAAATCTTGGTAAATGACAGCAACCGTCGACCCTACTTCAACACGTGCCGCGTTGTTGTTGGCCAGACTGGGAATAATTGTAAAGAACGGATTCTCAATGTCGTATCCACTTATGGTCCAACCATTGCCACTGCGCTGTACAATCACAGCACTGTAATTGATCTTCTTGACCGGCGTTGATTTGTTCAAAAAGATTTCGTAGTTGTTGTCTGGGATAACAATGCTTTGATTGGTACTGGTAGGTGAACTTTGTTCAGCAAGAACTTTGATATAGTTTTTACCAGTAAAGCCTGCCAGTTTATAACTCAACTGTACATTTAAACTGCTCAGATAGTTGATGATCTTGACCCCAGGATCGATACCTAGACTGGTCAGATAGTCACCAATCCAGTTGATGTATCCCACGGTGCGTTGACGTGAGCCGTTGACTAGACCATTTATCTTGATTGAGGTTGGTGTGATTCTCTGTAGTGTGTCAGACAATGCCACTTGATTCAAGTACGGATTGATATTGTAGTTGTCCACATTCATCAATGTACCAAAATAGAATCCAGGGTTCATCAATGCCAGTATTTGTTGCAGAGCAAATGGGTAGTCACTGCTACGACGCCAGGCATTTTCTGCTGGGCCAATGTCGCCCACTGCAAAACTGGAATTGGTTTTGATACTGCTAAAATTGGCAACTAAAAATTTATCCGGACTGCGTAGATTACCTGCATCATCAACAGGAATGATCCTGAGTAGGTCGGGCCTTGCAAATCGAATATCATAACGATCCTCGCCGTAAATGTAGCCTAGACTTAGGTCAGTCCACAATACCAAATTGCCGCCGGTGTAGGGCGCAGGGCCGTAACGGTTTTCCCACCAGGCGGGTTTTCCACTGAATCCCAACATCTCCCAAGGCGCCTGGTGCGGACGATCGGTATCATAGTAGTACTTGAATATGGCACGCCAGCTGCCAGGCAATTGCCTACCATCAATTACATCATAAAAGTTTTTGTAACTCCAACTAAATGGCTCATTGGAATTGTAGCTGTTGTTGTTTGTATAATTGACTCTATTGCTGCCAATCCATTTTAAGAATGACGTTGTGAGTATGGTGTTGAACTCATTGAGATTGTAATCGGTGTCTCTAAAACGACCAGGTAGGTAATTGTAAATATCAATCAGGGTTGAGTCGTAGGTGACCTTGATATTATTGTATATCCTTGTTTCAAGTTCCAACAACATCTGATCTCGATAATCCCCAAATGTTGGAGTCAAGCTGCCGTCGTGTCCTTGTACCACTGTGGTAGGTGTTAGATATGTATCATCTGTAAAAATGCTTGGAACAAATTTTGGATATAGACCCAGTTTGGTAGGTGTCTCAGGAATATAACTGCCATTGGTGCTGATATAATCTTTGACAATGATCAAATCATTGTAAAGTTGTGCCACTTGGTTGGTCAGTGTGACTGCTGGACGATCTTGATTGAAATAATAATCACGTCCTTTTACCAAGGCTCTTTTGCTGACAATGATAGGAGCATTGTTGTTGTCCAGCACTAGATTGCCGTAGGTGTCTTTTTTGGTTGTGGCATAGTAAACCAATACAGCACGGTCGCTCAACTGTGTATCATCAAAAATTGTAGTAATTTCATATTGGCGAATGGCGGCATCTAAAATTTGATATGTGGTCAATGGCTGTATGTTATTGCCGTATGGTACCATATCGCTGTAATACCAAGCAAACTTGCTATTTTTATAACGATTAATTTCTCCAACGATGGCATCTACACTGGATGGAATGTCATTGGTATCAACCAAACCACTGGTGAGAGATAACTCTAAGAATTTGTTTTTGAATTTTGTATATTCTTTTTGTGCGTATTCTGCCGATTTGATAAAATTAACATCGCGGTCAAGCAAGAACAAATTGCTGTATATTGCAGGACTCTGATGTTGTAAGATACTGCCAGTGCTATCTTTGATTGATAGATCACGAAGATTACTCACACCAGGCACAACACCAACAACTTGGTTAGTGTTGTGTGTCAGCGTAACCAAATGATTACGTATTTGTCCCAGTGTCAAACTGGCAAATGTGCTGTTGAGACTGTTGAGATCTAGATTTTTTGGTATTTCGTATGCACCTATTGTGCTAACTGTATTGCTGTAGATTTTGATAGTGATGCCATCGCCCACGGTCAAAATGTTTATGTTTACTCTAACTGCTTGCTTTCCGTTCACTGTCACAACCGAATAATCAGTGGTGTCTACAGTGTCAAGAATTTTTCCATTGTTTCTATAAACAATTAGGTTCGCAGACCCATTGGCAGATTCCGGAGCAACGTCAACAACAAAATAATTTGTCTCACCGGTGAAAGTGTAATTGAATATTTGATATTGTTTTGTTGGCTCTTTGTTTTCTGTCCAAACATTTCGAAATACGTAGCCACCATTGACAGTATTTTTTCTAATAAAATAATTGTTGACTGGTTCTACTACAGGAACCTTGTTGATCAAATATTGGTAAGTGTCCGCATCAAAATCATTAGAAAATTCAATGTCTCCTACGTTTTGGAAGTTTCTATATGACAAAGGAAAACCCAGCACTTGATCTGTTCTTCCTGAACCCAGTTTGTAAGATAGTATTCGAGTTCCTACAAATGTACTGCTGTCACCACGAGTGGAAAGACTTTTGTTGTTTGATGTAAAAATGTCAAACAGCGGATTTTGATTGTATCCAGTTTTTTGTTGTGCCTTTGACCAAGTGGCTCCATCAAACCAGTATTCTTCATCTGTGACCAAACCATTGACAGTGTAAATTTTGCTTGTCCACATGGTTTCATTGACAGCAATCACACTGTCGGCTGCCAATTCAAGGTGCACTCGGTAGTCAGGAGTTATCGGGTCATTGGTCAAATTAAAGATACTGACCACATAAATTTTATTTTTTACCAATGGGTCAGTGTCGGCTGCAAAAATAATTCTGTCGCCCACATTGAATCTAAATGTAGTGCCGCCGACTGTGATATCTGCATATTGACTGTTATTGGTTGAATAATTTTCAACCTGCAGAAATGCATTGGTTATTTTTGTTAGATCCAAAATATCCACTTGATCTTTGGCTATGCTACCTTGATTGAATAGTTGTAGGTCTGGTTCAAATTCAATAATAGGGCGTAAAGCACGTTGTGCCTGTGTCACAGATGGTAGTTGATCCAAATATGTGGCGGCTGCTGTGATTACATCAATATGGAACCAACGATTGGACCGGGACCAAGCATTACGATCAACACTGGCTCGATTGATAGTGATATAGTCGTGTGTGGTTGGATCAGTGATGTATGTACCAACAGTGTTGGTTTGTTCAACAGATACCAATTTGATTGAGGTGCCCACGCCTTCTACATAGAACAATTTATTGGTGTAGCTGGCAGGGGTGACTGAGGAATCAAACTGTATCTTGAGTCCATTGGTAAAAGTTACGCCGCTTGGGCTCTTGAAATATGTTTTTCCTAGTATTTCAGTATCTACATTTATTAATGTGCCAATGGCATTGATCAATCTTATACTACCAGTCATGGTTGAGGCTAGATTGTCTTGATAATACAGATAGGGTGCGGCAGCAGTAATAGGCGGAATACGGCTCCATTTGCCGGACGCAATTAGATATTGGGTGTTGGCATAAGAAACGCCGCCCAGCACAAATACTTTTTGTGTATTTGTAATTGGCAGTGGGTTGACCAGATCAACCACTTGACCGCCGTTGCCGTCATCCATCAAGTTGATGGTCCATACAGTATAACGATCTTGTACCGGCACTGGTTCGGCATCAAAAACGTCAACTGGAGTCCAGTCTGCATTGCTATAGGACTGTCCAACAAATATAATTCGTTTGGTTGAAAAGTTTGTGGTTGCACCGTCAAGTCCACCATTGGCCACGATCTCAGCCACAGTCAACCCCTGTACCTGATTGTAAGGTATGTCTACTGCTATATCAACTTCGTAGGCCAAATTTAATGAATTGTAGCTGTCTTGAGCGTCAGGCATGGGCACTGTGAATGTGACAGTACCTACATCCTCGCCGTTGTTGGTCACTCCCAGTATTTGTCTACTGCTGGTGTTGGGTTGTCCCAATCTCAAGCCTGATGTTCCGGGCTCGGTTTGAATCCAGAAAGGTATGCCAGGTTGATTGACTACAAAATTATAAGTGCCACCATATACTAAAAACAACTCAGGATTTGATGCACCGTCTTCTGTGGAAAATTTATAAGAACCGGAAACTGTATCTCTGGTTACTATTATGTTTCCCTCGGTGGCAGCGCCGGCGCTTGATACTGTAACAGTTTCAGGACCATTGGGCAACCAATAGTATTGATTAAAATTAACAAACTTGTCAAAATCAAACAGGCCGTTATAGCTGTAACTTTTGCTTTTAAACAAACGATCATGGTCAGCTATGTTGCCACCATAGTATTCAATTTGTTGCAACAAATCAATATAGTTGCCAAAGAATTCTATATTGCCCGATTTGTTCTTGATAACAGCACTGGGTTCCAGTTGATAATTTTGTCTCAGTGCTGATGATTCTTTTATGTAGTAGTCGGTTGATTTGGCAGTAGGCGAGAATCGCCGACCAATGTAGCCATTGATTTTTTGAAAATTAGAATCAGAAACCAACTGATCTAAAGTGGCATTAAGAAACTTTTTGTTGGTATCAGTACGAAATACTTCTGGTAATAAGTTTACTGTTTTGTTATTGGCCATTAAACTGCTCCAGGAGTCAAAGCTAGTGTTTGATTAATTTGTGCCGCTGTCACTGCACTAATAATTTCTACATCATCAACTGTGGCCGCGCTGATGATAATTTCATTGGCCTCCGAATTGATTTGATACAAGGTACCAAATCTAACTGCACTATCACTGGGTACAATAACAATGCTGGCAATGTTGGGTGTTAGAGTGGTGTGTAGATATGCACTCAATTCTGAGAAATAAAACGTTTCACCAAAGTCCCATTGTCCAATCGCAAAGTACGTGTTGATGGCATTAATTACAGTGCTCTTAACATCATTATCACTGATGACAATGTTGGAATTTTTAACAATTTTAAATTTGGCCTGTAGTGCAGGGTCTGCACGTAGTCCGAACAAGGGTTTGAATTTTGCTGTGTTGTATATCAATGTGTCGCTCAATGCTTTGTAATTTTCCAACCCATTGAACTCAATTTTTAAAGTTTCATTGGTGGGTGCTGCCGGCTGTGCAACTGCTCCGCTGGTATCTTGTATCCAGGCTGCATAATCGGCTGCATACTGTTTGGTCAAAATATACAAGTCCATGATGTTGTTCGGGCTTGGGTCAATGCGTCGATAGTTGGGACTGTTGTGACGATACTGGAAGTACAACTGCTGACGGCCAGTGTATGCTGCCAAGTCTGTACGTACTACAAGACTTCTTACACTGTTGACAATAGACAATTCGTAGAATACTTTTTCTGTGGTAGCGTAGAATAACTGTCCGTTTTCGTAGATGTTGATATAGGTCTTGATATCGTTTTGTGTGGCATAGTTGCTTATGACAAGAGCATTGTCATATGGTTGTGTGTACAAGAACTTGTTGGGATCATTCAAGGACTGTTGATAAACGTACTTTGCCGAAGGATTTACCAACGGATTCACAATATTATCAAACAGGTCAGGATTGTCTGGAACACCATCGCTGTTGCTGTCCGGGAAAGTTACCAAGATTCTACGTGTGCTCTGGTACCCATCAGGTTCAACAATATTTTTATATACATACCAAGTTTGATCTTCGCCAATGGCTTCTCGACTGTCGGGTTGATTATTAATTTTCAATACATTGATCTGATCGTGTAGAGTAAGTCCAGTTTTTGTATCATAAACTTTTACACGCTCGTCGAAATAGAAACGTGTTTCTCTTTGACTTTCAAAGATATAGTTGATTCCACGATAGTCAACTCGATAGTCAATACCGTTGTAGTTGAGTCTGATCAACCAGCTGGTGTCTAATGCTTGACCAGTGGTATCGCCGGCATGGTTCAAACTAAAATCATACGAGTCTGAAGTTGTACTCAAATCAGCGGATTCAATTATTGACCAAGTTTGATCTGCATCGTCGTAACGTAGACCAAATGATTTCTTACTTTGTATATAAGTTTTCACTGTGTCGGTCAAGGCACTCAAAAAATTGTTTTTAAATTGAGGAACAATCTGATCGATGACAGCAAAGTCAGGCACCATTTCGCCCAATGTAATAATGGTGTCATTGATATCCATCACACCTGCATAGATATAGGTGCGATCACCACTCAGTGTTGGCGAGCCTGTGACAATTTGATTCTGTGCATTGAAATATTTTCCAGTGCCGGCCGCAAATCTAATGATAGACCCTGTGCGAACATAGCGAAGTTTGTTTGATAACCCAACATCCAATACTGCAATGGCAGTTGTGCCGTCTTCACTTAGATATCCCACACTGCCAGTGCTGAGTCTTTGTGTTGTGGTCCATAGTATGGTAGTATCAGGCACATATCGTGTGTATGTTTTATAATACAGGTGTTCTAGTTCCTTGGCATCTAGCAAAGGAATAATCTGATTGTAAACAATCTTGGAAATTTCTGTAGTGCTGTTCCACTGAAAATTAAAGCTGCCAATAAATTGATTGCGATATAGCCATCCATCTTGGGCAAACACATTGGTACTGGAATATTTGCCAGTCACATCAAGCACATCCAAGTAACGGCTCACACCCGAACTGGTTCTATTGACTGCTTTGACTTTTAGTATGTTGGCGTATTGAGTGTAGGGGAACAGGTTGTAATCTTCCCCGGTGATCATACGATTTTGTGTATAATAGTTTTGTGGTGCTTTGGTGCGAATATCATCAACGGTTTCTTTGGCACTGGCATTGGCCACTGTGTAATGTAAACTTGCACGAATGGTCAATGTCTCAGCGCGGCCACTGCGGCTGGTATAAGTCAATGGTATGATTATATTTTGCATTTCATCTGGAGTGATCTTGTAGTTCAATCCGTTGCTTTGACGATAATACAATCTAAAGTTGCCCTGTGGTACATTTGTAAACGCACCATCACCAAATACCAAATCAATTTGATCGTTGGTACGACTGCTGACCTGATACAGATTCTTTTCAGCTATGTTGTTGTAGATCACATTGATACCTGACACAGATGGAACAGACTTCCAAAGAGTTTGTTCTCTGTTAAAACTGTCCAAGGCATACAGCCAAACATCGGTGTTGTTGATGTTATCAAAATTGATATTGACCACACGATTGGGCAAATTGTCAGCTATGCTGAAATCTTGTGTGTTCATGATACCTTGTTTGAAATAAAGGAAAAAACCAGTATTGTTACTGCTGTTGCCCAGGCTATCACTGCGATACAATAAATTAAAGTTGGCGCTGGCACTGGGTGTTCGTTCGTAGATATAACTTTGTTCAGCAGTGGTTGCATTGACAGCTTCAAAATTCATTTGAGCTCCATTGACTATGCTGGTAAACCTAAACACTGGTGTTTGTCCCGGTGTCAACTGCACTGTGTATTCTTCGGTTTCGATCCCGTTGATATTCTGTGTGTTGCCGGGTTTGCCTACCACTTGGCTGGACACAAAGGCAGCATTCAGGATTGCATTGAATTGTTCTTGCCAAGAATCATTGGCACTGTCGTTCCAGTTGATGGCTAGATTTGCAACATCTAGACCATTGGTATCGACTACTGATTCAGTAGTGCTGATACTGCTGATTTTCAGCAGTCCGGTGCTGGCAAGATTACGTTTGGGATTATAGCTGATCAGTCTAGCCAGTTTGAGAATACTGTCCCGACGTTCTGCTGTGTCTATAAAGTTTTCACGTGCATTCAAGTCTGTACGAAATGCCAGACTTTGCCCCAAAAATGCAATTAGGTCAATAAGAGCAATGTACTCTGAACTTTCAATAAAGTCGTTGAAATCTTCGGGGTAATAAGTCTTGATATAGTCAATCATGCTCTTGCGAAGAGTCTCAAAGTCGTAGCTCTGAAAGTCTGCTTCGCGGAAAGTCTGGTACAAGGTCTTCCAATCCTGTTGTACCAGTAAGCTAGTTTGTCTTGTTGTAATTGCCATTTTTTAACCCTGTTCTAATATTTATTTAAAATAAAATATGGGTGTTTAATTAAGCACGAGTCAGTGTCTGTGATTGATTATCAAAGTTGAATGACATGACGTCCACTTGATTTGTATCTACAAACAGCAGTTCTATTTCTATTTGAATTCCGTGCTCAAACTGTGTCACTATGACATCTGTTGCACGAGTTCTTGGATCATAGGCCACAATGCGTTTGACATCGTCGACCATTAAGGTACGTGTTTCTTCTGTCATGGGTTCAAACATCATGTTCCACACTATGGTGCCAAAATTTGGCTGCATGAGTTTTTCGCCTTTTTTGACATTGAAGTTGTTGAACAGGTCCTGTTTGATCAGGTCGTGATCGGTCAATCTAAACTTTTTTGTTCGATTGTATGTACTGAAACCTTTGTATAGTGTGGCCATAACTGTATTTACCCTCTACTCAATGGTGTCTGAATGTGTGGTGGGTCGTTGGGATTCAACCATTGCAGGCCGTATTTGGCCAGCAGTCCCAAACTGCTCATTCTTGTCAACTGCTCTGCCGGACAGTCCATGGCAAAGCCACGGCCGTGTTGTCCTGGAGATTTCAACGGCATACTGATACGACCGTACTGAGTATTGACTGTATTTTTGCCACGGCCGCCGCCCTCAACCCAGGCATTGTACAGTTTGGTTTGATCTTCTGCTGTGCGTAGGCTGCTGTTACAAACCAGTTTTTGTCCAGTTTTTTCTTTGTATTCTTTGGCAGCACCCAGCACCATCGCACGGAATTTGGCATCACACTGATTAAAACGTTCCAGTGTGCCCGAACCTGTGTTGCCTCGGGCAGCCGGTGTAAACTGTATGACATCTGTGGGATTGATGTTTTGAGCGGCAGCGGCAGCGGCAGCAGGTGTTAAGGCCTGTGTGCTGGCTAGACCGGTACTGCGTGTGGCTATGCCGCCATTGTAACTTGCTGTTGTTCCGCCGCCGTTGAGTGCCAGGATGTCTATGGCATATCTGCCGCGATTGTAATAAGTTGCGCCATCTGTTCCATTGGCATCTCCGCCCACTGCACTGTAACGCCATTTCCTTGCGCCAGTAGGACCCAATAGATGTGCCACACAAATCATGCCTGCCACGGTACACAAATCATCATCGGCATTTATACCATATTTGCCATCGCTTCTTGCAGTCAGTGCTTTGTAGTTGGCTGTCATCAAATCAAACATGACTTTTTCTTGTATGGCTTTGTTGCCCAGATAATCAGTGTCACTGTTGATATCTTCTTTGCCGTACCAGGCATCAGCATAACGCACTGCCTGTGTCTTGTATTTTGTATAATAATCTGGCTTGATATATTTTAAGTCAGTAAAGGCAGCAGATCCCAGCTGATAGCGACCTAGATAATTGCCATTGGCAGCTTCACGAATATCGTAATTGTAACGGCTTTCGCTGTAGGCCATTTGAGCCATGACACATTTGACTTGGTACTGACTCAGAGGACCTATTGCACCAGGCGGATTAGGAGCATCATCTCTACGAACCCATTCAGGGGGAACAGGTTTGGTCACTGGTCTTTTCTCAGCGTCTGCTGGACCTGGGTCTGCGGCGGCAGCACTGGTTCTAACTGGTTGACCACTGCCGTCTGTGACTGCTTGACCGTTGCCGTCTTTGACCACACTGCCTTTGGGCACACAGTTGATTGGGCCAATGTACTGTGCAGGTGCGCCGCCTTCAGACACGCTGTCAGGACCTTGATTACCATTGGGGCTCAGTCCTGTGCCTTGACCAACACCCGTTTGTCTGGTCCAGGGTTCGTGTGCCGGGGCCACAGTAACAATGCTGTCAATGGTATTGGGTACAGATTCCCAGGCCGATGTGGCGTTGAGTTGGCTGGAATCATTGTGTACATAAGTTGTCATTTTGCCAGGTGCATTGACTGATACTCCACCACCGCTGTTTAATTTGATCTGCGAGCCCACACAGTACAGCACTCCATCAGCAGTAAAAGTGCCCTTGCCACTGGCCGACAGATGTATGTCAGCATCACTGCCAATGTTCATACCGCCAGCAAACAGTGTGGTTTTGCCAATGGACCGCATGGTCAATGCATTGGTTTCTGCGTTGATGGCTGTGGCAGCCTTCATGTTTATGGAGTCATCGGCGTTGATGTTGATGCTCTTGTCGCTGTGCAGATTCAAATCACCTTGTGTGCGTATGTTCAGTCCGCCAGCACTGAATATATGCATTTGACCGTTTTCAGCAAATTCTAACCACACACTGCCTTCACTGTTGGCAATGTACATGACCTTGTTGCTGTCACTCATCAGGATCTGATGACCACTGGCTGTACGCAGTCTTACCAGGCTATCAACACCCAATATGTCGCCATCGTCCATGACAAATTGATGGCCGCCTTGGCGGGCACCTGTGGGTAGGTCGTCTTTGGTCAGTGTTCCTTCTTCAAGTTTCTTTTGAAAATCTTGATTGGTAGCCGGATCGTTAACAAAACGTCCGGGTGTGCTGATACCAAATACTGTACTGGGACTTTCGCGTTGGCTGCTGGATGTAATAGCGCCGCGCACTTTGTCTTTGTCCAGTCCCTGTGTCAACAATCTGTTGTATTGTGCTTCGTGTACCGGCTTGGGGTTATTGTAGAAAATGTCATTGACCGAACCTGGAGTATTTTCATTGAATTCAGTCACTGGCACAATGCTGGCGCCAGACTTGATTGATGCCTTGACATCTGCTGTTGTAGAATCTGTGTCTATGTTGTTGCCAGCGGCCAGACCTGGAGTCATGTATGTGCTGACCGTTCCAGGCACGCAAGCAAACCAAAATCCGCGATCAGGGTCGCCGTTGACAAATGTACACAACACCTGATTGTCTAGGTCTGGTGGCACTGCCCACATTCCGTAGGTATGCAAGGCCACGTCCCATTTGTTTGTGGTATTGTTGGCATTGGCTGGACTGAGAGCGGTAGTTCCAAAGAACGGACTGGCATAACTGACTGTGCGCCAATTTTTAGAATCGTCTTCTTGTCCACCTAGATCTGGAATCCAAATTTGTAGTCGACCTGAACGTGCAGGATCTAGATTGTTTTTTACAATGCCCACAAATACCGCAGTGTCTAATTTGACTCCGGTAGCGGCATCGCGATCAGCCCACTTGGGTAATTTGTTGCCTACTCGATTATTGCTTGCCATTTATATAGAATCCTTATCCATTGGGTAGTAGTTTTTCTTTATATCCTTGATAGAGGGTGTCCCAACTTGCTTTCAAACTGGTCAGTGCGCCTACGTCAGCATCTACTGCTCTTGCTATCTCTCTGTTCCATTGTTCATCTCCCCAGCCGGCTGCATTAATAATTTTTTTACCGCTGGGTAAAACTATTTCGACATAGATGCGTCCAAATCCTCTGGCAGCAGTTAACGTTGCTCCAGCAAATGTGTCTGTGATTGTTGTAGGTGGTTCCGGTGGTGGTGGCACAGGCGGTGCTGCCGCAGTAGCATCAGCGGTACTATCTTTGGCAGTACTGTTGTCGGCTTGCGCCTCGGTTATATTTTTAGTTTCACCAATGGCTGCCACTGCTTCTAGTTTGGATACATCTTTGTTGTCAGCCACATTGAGTTTGGCTTTGGCTACTTCGCTAGGACTCATGACCGGTTGTTCAAGTTTCTTGGTAGGAGCCTCTGCCTTGGCCACAGGTTTGTCGTTTAATTTATTTTTATCCTGAGTATCTGTGCGCTCTGATACAGCTTTGGCCTTGTTGGGGTCAACCGCAGGATCTGGGTATCTAATGGTTTCCAAGTTCTGTTCAAAGCGTCCGCCTCGAAATTCACTACTGATCTTGATAATCTTGTAGATACCGCTGAAATTGCTGTTGAGATACTTTTGATCAGTACGCAGGCCGCCAGTGGCAGTATCCATGTCCACTGGTGTTTTAAAACTTATACGGGCAAAGATATCTCCCCGATCAGTCAAGATGCTGCCGCTGGGTGTGTGGGTGGATTCCAATGCCGGATAGTCACTGTTGCCGGGGCTAAAATATATGTCATCTTGTTTTATAAAATCTGGATCGCCAATGATTTTTAATTTGGCGTTCAACATTTCTCCACGCGGAGTACTGTACAAACTCTGCATGACATCGGCAGCAATTTGAATACTACTGTTCTGTCCAGAATTCATGCCAACATTTCGTTGATCACCAGTGGTTATTTGAGTCTGATTTGGTTGAACAGTGTCTGTGCGTTGTTTGGTCAATGGGCTGAGCTTGCCATAGAAGCCTCCCTCTTGTGCGTCAGCATCCTGTGCGTCACTGAGTGATTCAAGATTTTTTGAAAACACATTGACAGCATTGAAGTACAGTGCGTCAAAGTCAATGGCAAAATCTATGATATCACTATTGTGTCCAGTGTAGATATAGTTGTATTCTTTGCGAAGGCTGCGCTGTATTTGTTCGTCTGTGGATATTGGTGCCAGTGGATGTTTACCGTTGTGTGCTGTGTATGTAACTATCTTAAAAGTTACTTCGTGACTGTATTGATTTCTAATAAAATCAAAATCTTTG